CATTAACAGTGACAGTGGCATTGTCCTGTGTTATAGGCCCACCTGACACACCATTCTCATCGCTGTCAATCGTAATGTCTGCATTGATAGTCTGCCCATTCAAACGGATGATGCTGTTGTTACCCTTGAACGGATAGCGTGTGTCACTTTCAGTTTTGGTGTAGCTGTTCGCAATGCTGAAGGCATCGTAGGCTACAATCTCAACTACGTCATTTAAGCTGGCACCAGTGATAAGCACGATGCTGGTTCCGCTAGTGGCTGTGTAGTCAGTGACAGGCTTGAGTAGCACACCGTTCTGATACACGTCAACGTACAGGCCATCTGTATAGCTAAGTGTCTTGCTATCTGCGTCACTGCCGGTGAAGGTAGTTTGACCAGCAGTGGCTTGGTAGATGTATCGGTTGCGAACACCGAAGGATGGGGATTTACCTATGTATGCCATTAGTCAGCTTCCTGTATTGTTAAGGTGCCAGCTTCTACCTGACGCATGATTTCTGCGTAATCAGCATTGCCCTGACTTATTGGCACCTGATACACGATTGCGCCGTTATCTTCTTCAATTCGGATAGAGCCGTTGCCTGTTTCCAGAAGCCCTGACTGATACTGCGCCAGCGTGATGTTTTGTAGGTTCATCTCTATAACTCCGCACTAAAAACAATGATGTTGTCAGCTATGTTGCCGGTTGCATATCGGCAAAATGCGCTTTCACCTCCAGAGAAACTTGCGCTGCCTACAGTGAAGCAAGCCTTTTGATTTCCGCTTATGCTTGCGATATAACTCATATCGCTTACGTTGTGTGACGTAGCACCGGCATTGTGATAAGCCTGTTCAATGGAACCGGCTGTGGAAGTTGTTGTCAGCGACGGGATGTCCCTCATAGGCACTGGAAATTCTGTAAAATAAACGCCAATAGAGCCTGTCTGACAATAACCATTTGCTATAGTTGACCCATCAGAGCCGCTTGTGCTGTCGTTGCGTGGCGCATATGTATAGCGGAGACATCTGTTATACTCATCGCCATAGCTACGATGCTCAAAAGTTGTCGCTGTGTCGCCGACTTCTAGCTGGACTCCTGTCAGATAAAAATTATCTGAAGTGCTGTCTATTAAATTTACTGCGTGACCATAAGCAAAGTCATTGCCAGTATAGACTTTCCAAGAAGTATTATCTGTTGACGTAAAATTTGAACCAGCCGCTAAAAACCAGTATATACGCAGCCCTTCAGTATTCACGTTATCAATTATACCTGTAGTATCACCAGCAAATGTTATAATTTTTTGTTCCCAAGTGTTTGCTGATGCTATCGTATAAGTTGAACCAATTATTCTGCCGTCATTTGGTTGGTATATTGAAACGCCAAAAGTTCCTGTTGCAGATGATTTTACCCAAAAAGACAGCGTAACAGATTGTGCTGATGCACTACCATATGAAAGATGTTGTAAGTCCTGCCCTTCAAATGTGTATTGGATACCCGCCCAATCAGCAGCATCTAGAGTTGTCTCTGCTGTGGTGCAACTATATTTAGTTGATTTAGAAAAACCTGTCGGCGCATCCGTTTCTTGGGTTTGCGTTAATGCCCACTGGCTAGTACCGCCACTAGCCATTCTAAACCTGTCAACACTATTGTAGCCATTTCCAGTTACACCACTAGTCCCACGCTGCGCCACCTGCATCGCACCATTGATGATAAGATTACGCTGTCCGTGAACGGCAGTATCTTCGTAACTGTTGCTTTGTATTTTAGACAGTGCCATTCACGGACTCCTTATTAAGCGTAAGGGCTATCGCCAAGTGTGTCTGCATCCCAAGCTGCCTTGAGTTCAGCAATAGTTGTTGCTGCGTCAATTGCTGCAGCGGCAGGTGCATCACGAAGTGCAGCTTTTCTAGCTACAGATGCAGCCTTTGCAGTTGCATCGTCAGCCTCTAGTGCCTTCATATATGCTACGTCTTCTGCGTCTAGCAGTGATTTGCGAACTTCACGAATCTTATTACGAAAGATGTCTTTGGCAGTTGCCACGTCTTCTGAAATGACATTGCCACTCAATGACCATGCACCACGAAAGGCACGGTCAGAAGGAACGGTAGCCGTAGAAGCGTCAATCTGATTCCCGTCCTTGTCTACGATGTATGTTGTTACAGCCATTGTGTACTCCTTATGCTGCTATATCAGTGGCTTCAATGTGTTCAGCTATCTTCCAAGCATTGCGCCACACACGTGTGCTTGGTAGCTGTTCTTTGCGGCAAATAACCATCTTTGGTTTGTTGCCTTCATTCCATGTTTTCCAGACGTGCTGCGGCACATCCTTCTGAATTAAATATTCGATAGCTTCTTCTTCAGTCATAGCTGGCATTGGTTCTGTGTTGTGCAGCAAGTAACCACGAGTGTGCTTCTTAAAGTCAGGCTGCGCTTCGTCCTTTGCCAGTTCCCAATACACCCATACAGGGGGGAGTATGCCACCTTGTAGGGCTGCTGCCATCCAGTTAGGGTCAGGCACAAGTATCTTAGCGCAGCCATCAACGCTGTCCTCAAACACTACACGATAGTCTGACTGCACACCCTCTAAATTCTCTTTTGCCCAGCATAGGCGGTCAAACAGGTGAGTGCCTTTGAACTCTGGTGTCTGCATTAGGCGAGGTCTCCGTGAACTACTGCCCATATCCAATTAGGGTCAATATATGCGTTTCCAGTTTCGTTAAATGCCGCCACATCAAAAGCAGATGACGTTGGGTCTGAATGACCGCTATTACCACCATTGACAAATGCTCTTACCGTAGTGGTGTTTCTTTGGTTTACCGTCATCGCATAATTAGCATTAGACATATTGTTGGACAAGTTTACGGTCTGACCGCCATTTGCTATGTCTAAAATACTCGCTACATTAAAACTGTCCCGCACTCCCGTTGTGCTTGCGGGTGATGTTGTGCCAGTGGCGTCCATATTCACCCAAGACTTCGCACTACCTTCAACAACATAGTTCGTGGCGATTGACCCAGCGGTGCTGTGTTCCAGCGTATCTGCTATAATTTTTCCAGCCATTATGCTAAGTCTCCGATACATGCTGACATTGTATTATTTCTATCCACAAGAGTAGCTGTAGAATTTTGCACGGCGTAAGTGTAAGTGCTTGTTGTTGCTGCGGCACCGTGTCTAACAGAAGAAATTATACCATAACTAGTGCTTTCTTCGCCTGTTGACCCAGCTGTAAAATAATTTACACTAGACATATTGTTAATAAAAACTGGTGAGCATATGCCTGTAGTACCATCTGTAATGCTTGAAATATTTATACTTTCTAAAACAGTTGTTTCATCGTCACCGTGAATTTCAAACGACTTTACCAACCCCTGCTGCAACTGCATAGTCGCCGCACCGCCTTCACTTGTCACTGTGATGTCACCAGCAGTGGTCTTGCCTGTGAGGCTATCTACTTTTATCTCACTCATGCTAGGTCTCCGTGATGTACAGATGTAACGTGGTCGTAGTCTGTAAATACCCCAGTGGTCGCCACTTGTGTTCTTACCTCAACACTAGAAGTCGCAGTACCTTCATATACTGCATTTTTGTTTCCACCCTGACCAGTGGTTGCATTTGTAGCATAATAGGCATTATTAAAGTTGTTCGTGAAATTTACAGTCTGCTGGCCTATATCTTGGTCAGTTAATGTTGAAACATTTACGTCGTCCAATATTGTAGGTGTTCCACTACTGGCATCAAATGTACACCACGCCTTCGCTGCACTCTGCTTAGTCAGCGTGACAGGACTTGTGCCATCGCTGGCTGTAATTGTGTCTGCTCTTAGTTCACTCATGCTATCACCAGATTACCGCCGGTTGTTACCGTCAGTGTTACCCCTGTTGCTATTGTCAATGGGCCAGCGCACAAAGCATTTTCGTCTGCATCAATGGTTGTGTTGGTGTCTAGCTGTTGCTGATGCACACGGAAGATGTCACCACCACCCGCATTTACTTCGCCATTCTCACCTTTATATGTGCCACCACCAAGAGATGTACCGGGTGCAAACATTGCATTAGTAATTGTACCAGCACCCGGAGTTACAGTCTGCTGGGCTTTGCTTTGGAACACGACATAGAAATCGTCAGTAGCTACAATGCTACCAGTCATTGTCAATGCAGTACCAGCTACAGTGTAGGCTACGCCGGGTTCTTGGCGAACATTGTTTACAAACACTTCAATGTCTTGAGCAGAACCAGCGGCATGGTCTAAGGTAAAGCTAGTCCCTGTACCGCCAGTTAAATCCTGATAGGATACTGTGCTATAATTAATCGCTGGTATATTACCAAGATAAGGCATTATACTTTATTCCTTATGTAATGTCAAGATGGCTGAGAACAACGTCAGCAGATGATGCAGTATCTGAACTTACACGAAGAACGTCTCCGGGTTCCAGTACTACCTTTTGATCGCCACCAA